GGGCGTGTGCGGAATCCTGCGGAAGATCCGTATCCGGCTGCTCAGGCTGCGGTGGCGTTGCTGAACCTGCTGACGGGGGCCAAGTTCAATCCGCCGATCCACGAGCTGGACCAGATCGCTGCACGGCTTCAAGAGACCGGCGGGGACGTGGCTGGAGTGGACAAGATGTTGCGGCGGCAGGTGGCCTTGTGGAAGGACGATCCGAAGAGCCGGGCATGGTTGAAGCCGGGCACGTTGTTCGGGCCGAATTTTCACGACTACTACGGGCAACGCGACCTGATTGTTGTAAAAACCGCCCCGCCAGATTTTAGAAAAAGCCGCGCTCAAGAAACCGACCGCTCGGAAGCACTTCACGCGTTGGCGGCGACGCGGGCGGCGTTGGAAGAAAATCCCGGCGACCCCGCATTGACGGAGCGCGTGCGGGCGTTGGAGATGGAAACGGCTTAGTCCAAACACTTGAACCATGATTGATTCGATTTCAGAACAGGCTGGAGCTGGCGCGGATTTGAAATCCGCCCGTCGAGAGCGCGCCGCACGTCCCGCGCCCTCGACGGACCGCCTGCCACCAAATTCCCCCGAAGCGGAGCGTGGTGTGTTGGGGTGCATTCTTTTGGAAGCGACGTGCGCACGGCCTGTGATGGAGAAGGTCCAGCAGGACGAAGTGTTTTACGATCTGCGGCATCAGACGATCTGGAACGCGATCACCTACTTGGTGAGCGAAAACAAGCCGGTGGACATCATCGTCCTACAAGCGGAGTTGAAGAATCGCGGGTTGCTGGACCAGATCGGCGGCATCCCCTACCTGAATGAATTGCAGGACACCGTGCCGAGCGCGGCGAACTTGCCGATGTATCTCGACATCGTTTGGGAGAAATACGTGTTCCGCCGCCTTGTGCAGAAGAACACGGCGCAGGTGGCCACGGTGTATGAGTTCAATGGTGCGGACGAAGCATTCATCGCCAACATCGAAGCCCGGCACGCGGAATGGCGTGCGTTGTTGAATCGCGGCGCAGTAGTCCCGAAAAACCTGAAACCACCTTCGGAATTTCTGGAGGAATATTTCAAGGAATGGTTTGACCGGCGCGAGGACACATTCGGCTTTGCGTTGCCGTTCGAGATCAAGCTGCGGTTCAGGCCGAGCGAGACGACGTTGATGACCGGCGACAACGGCAGCGGCAAAAGCACGATGCTCTGCTGGCTGGCGGCGACCGTGGCACGGCAGCTTGATGTGGACGCTGGCGAGCGTGTAGTGATCGCCAGCATGGAGATGCCGTGTGCAAAAACTCTGCACAAGATGGCGCGTCAGTTGTTGGGGTTTGGGCCGAAAGACCTGGAGCACACGCCGGAAAATGAGGCGTTGGTGGGAGCGGCGTTGGCGTGGCTGAACAAGCGCGTGTTGCTTTACGACTTCCTGGGCATCACGAACAAGAACGAGCTTGTGCAGGCGTTTGAATACGGCGCAGAGCATCAGGGCGGAAAATTCTTCATCCTCGACAACATGATGAAGGTGGGCATCGCGGATGACGACTACGCGGCGCAGGGTTTGTTCATCCAGCGCGTGTGCGAGTTCAGCATGAGACGCAAGGCACACACCATCGTGGTGGTGCATGAGAACAAAGGTGAAGGCAACGCGAAACAGAAAGTGCGAGGCAGCAAGCAACTCACGGACGCGCCGGACAATGTGGTGGGGATGCAGCGCAACGAGAAGAAGGCGATCAAGGTGGAAGAACTCGAAGCGGAGAAGAAGGCGGGCAAGCTGACAGAAGCCGCCCATGCCGAGGCGTTGAACGAACTGCGTTTCCTGTGGGACAGCAAATTCACATTGAACAAGCAACGCAACGGTGAGCAGCAGAATGCGAGCAAATGGCTTTACTTCGAGAAGAAGAGCCACCGGTTCAATGTGCATGTGAACGATCCAGTGATTTCATTGATCCCACTGCCCCGGACCATTTCCCGATAAAAAAACAAAATCCAAAACACCGATATGAAGACATCATCAAAGAATGGAGGCCGCAAGTGAACCACATCCAACAAGCCATCTTGGAACTGACCGTGGCTCGAAATCGCGCACAGGAGTTGATTGAAGGGCTCCACCAATTTCAGGCGGGGTTTAACGGCGCGCTGACTGCCCCAACTCAGAAGGCAGCCGTTGCCCTGCCTGTAAACACACAGAGGAGACAAGAGCCGCCCGAGAAGGTTGTGATCCCGCGGCTGACTCCAGAGGGCGAAGCTCTGATGAATTGCGCGGCGGGTTTGACTGAGCCGTTCACGAACCAGCAACTCGCAGTGGCGGGCAAGGTGACAAACAAACAGGCGGAGAACTTTCTCAACAACCGCATCGGCACGCGCGTGTTCAATCGCGTGGGGCGTGGTCAGTTCGTGCGCGGAGTGAACTTTCCTGCGATCGGCAAGACGACGAACACGAACGAGGCGATGATCAGCACGGATGCTGGTGGGATCAGCATCGGCAAAGCGTTGAACGAACCGTTCACGTTGCTGGATCTGTCCGCACGTTTGGACGGCGATTCTGCCAAACGCGCCGGGGCGTGGCTCGGTGTGTGGCAATTAAAAAATTGGATCACGCAAGTGGGCGGCAATGCGTATCGCCGGACGAAGGAGTTCGGCAAATGAAAACAGAAACCTTGTTCACCCCCCCCCGTTATGAGCGAGTCCACCAAAGAGGGGCGGCGGTCACAGACCGCCGCTACAACGCCGCCGAAGCGGAAGCGAAAGAAAAGAAGTTGGTCGAGCGTGACGATGGAGATCGAGGGGCGCAAGTGGACGTTCTGGCTGACACCGGCGGGAGTGCATCTGCGGCTCAAGAGCAGCCGCGTGGTGAGAACGAAGAACTACATGGCGTTGCGGGATTTTGTGAGTGACCAGCTCACGATGCCGCTTTGAAAGAAAAAAATTATGACGAACACAGACTTGTTGGTGACCGTGATAAAACAATCAGGCGTAGCGACGATGGAGGCGGAAGCCATCGCGCGCGCGGCAGAGAAGAACGGCAGCGTGCTGGCGCATGAGTGTGTGCCCACGTTGGACAGCATCGTGGGGCGATTACAACAAGCGTTATCTGCGGCGGTGGCGTTGCAGGAACGGGCGCATGGAACACCGCCACCGAAGAACGGTTAAAAAAAATCATGAAAAATATTAAACACTCAATCGTGACGTGTGTGCTTTGGACGCTCGCGTGGTATGGCGTAATGCAACCCGTCTGGTTTGCTCAAAACCTGTTCACTTTTTTAACTTGGGCAAGCCTGCCTATTTTTCTGGCTGGAAGTGTAGGCGAAGGCAAAAAGCGAATCGAACAAAGTTATCGCGACGGGAAGCACGCCCCTTTGTGGCACGACTGGTTAAGTTACGGTGCGATAATCCTCATCTGCGCCGCCGCCGGACATTACGCAAAAGCAACAGTGTGGGCATTTTGCCTGTCCATAGATTTGAACCATCGGGAAGCATCAAAGAAAGGTTAGACCATTATGAATCACATCATGTTGGATTTGGAAACATTGGGGAACAAGCCGGGCGCGGTGATCGTGGCGATCGGCGCGGTGATCTTCGGCGGCGGTGTTCTCGGGCGTGAGTTTTACTCCCGGATCAATGCCGAGAGCGCGGTGCGATCCGGGTTGAAGCTGGACGTGAGCACGGTGCTGTGGTGGATGAAACAGAACGACGCGGCTCGTGAAGAGCTGAACAAACCCGGCGAGGATATAGCCGTGGCACTGGAATGCTTTAAAGATTTCGTGCCGACGAATGCCATCGTGTGGGGAAACGGCAGCGACTTCGACAACACGTTGTTGAGCGCGGCGTATGACGCGTGCGGCATGGCGTTGCCGTGGAAGTTCTACAACAACCGCTGCTATCGCACCGTGAAGGGGATGTTTCCAGACGTGAAGCTGGAACGCGTGGGCACGGCGCACAATGCGCTGGATGATGCGAAGAGCCAGGCGGAACACCTGATGCGGATGTTGCCGGAGATTTGAACCATGGCTGCGAAACCCTTCATCCCAGCATTGCATCCGGTGCACCGGTTGCCGACGGCTCACGAGGCGGCGGCACTGGGCACGAGCGGTTATGCCGAGTTCGTTTTGAAACGCGAACAAGTGATCGCACGGGAGAAGGCCGATCCGTTGCGGAACTTCTGGGAGCCGCCGATCTGGCATCTGTGCGATTGCCTGCTGGGGTTGCCTTGGGTGAACGCGGCGGTGGCCGCTCAGGTACGGCAGCGGTTGGGTTTCACGAGGCCGTTGCGTTTTCTCACGATCTTGGGCGGCAACCGCGCAGGCAAGACGCAATACTGCGTCACGCGTGCGTTGCGGCTGATGTTCAGTCAGCCGGGCATGAGCGCGTGGTTCTGGCACGAGAGCGTGAAGATGAGCGTGGACCTGCATCAGAAGGAATTTTACCGCTATCTGCCCCCGGAGTTGAAGCAGGCGGACGTGAAGAGCAAGGAGGCATACATCGCTTACAAACGCAAAACGGGATTCAGCGACATGAGTTTCATCCTGCCCGTGAATGATGAAGGCGGATTGAGCGACATGACGTTCAAGACCTACGGCGAGCCGACCATCGAAGGTGCGAACTTAGACTTGGTGGTGATGGACGAATTGACGGGACGCGAGGCGAGCCATGCAGAGATCGCCGAGACGATGCCGCTACGTGTTGCAGAGCGGGACGGGATCATCATCAAGCCGTTCACGCCGGTGGACGGTTACAGCGAGACGGTGCGGATGGACATGGACGGCGGCGTGGCGGTGTTGGAGAGCAAGGCGTTCTTGTGTCCCAAAGATGGCGGCGAGCCAGACATGGCGCGGGCGTTGGGATTGACGGAGGCGGAGCTGGCGGAGTGCCTGACCGCAGACCGAACCAAGCGCGCGGCCACAGCCATGCAGTGTCGCCCGGAAACGTTTGAAGCTTTGACAGGTGGCGAGCGGACAGAGGCCACGGCGATCCGCACCGTGCCCGCCGGGAGAGAGTTCGAGCGCGTGCCGCGTGTGGTGAAGTGTCTCGATCCCGAAAGCAAGAAGGCGGTGGTGTTTTTCCACAGCGCGGATAATCCCTACGGCAACCCGAAGAACGTGGCCAGCACGATCCGCAGCCGGAACAGCGCGGTGTGGTTTGTGAAGGAGCGGTTTCACGGCGTGGCGCACAAGACTATTGCGGCGAGATTTTTGTTTGATCGTCAAATCCACGTCGTTCCTGAGAACACGATCCCGCCCGCGAGTAGTTGCACGAACTATCACTTGGGTGATCCGCACAGCAAACGGAACATGGCAATGGCGTGGTTCAGTGTGACGCCTGAGCATGTGTATCTGCGGCGCGAATGGCCGGGCAGTTATTACATCCCCGGCGTGGGCGAGCCTGGACCGTGGGCGTTGCCGGGACGCAAGCCGGATGGACAGCCCGGCCCGGCGCAGAAGCCGTTCGGCTTTGGCTTGCGCGATTACAAAAGGGAAATTGCACGGCTGGAAGGGTGGAAGGATTATCGCGAGGATAGCAAAGACGCAGACGACGTGGACTTGTGGACGCCGGACAACGGCACGCGTGAACCGATCGAAGAACGCGAGTTGGACGCGAGGTTTGCCAGCACGCCTCGAATGGAGAAGGACAGGCCGGTGACGCTGATCACGCAGTTCGATGAAGTAGGATTATTTTTCAACGGGATGCCAGGCGACGACATTGACGTGGGCTTGACCGCGATAGATGACGCGCTGGCGTTTGACCGGCAGCGGCCGGTGGATTTCTGGAACAAGCCAAAGTTGCTCATCAGCGCGGAGTGCGAGAACACGATCTACGCGCTGGAGACATGGACGGGCGTGACGAAGGACGGCAAGACGGATCGCGACGGGGCGACAAAGGAATGGGTTGATCTGTTGAAGGGATTTTTTCTGAGAGACAGGCCGTATCTGGGCGGGTCTTCAGCGACGGCGGGCGAGATGGAAACCGCAACGAACAAAAACTATTACTGAATGAGCACGCAAGCCACATCCCCGAATCATCACGCGTCCAGTTCCATGCTGGTGCGGCGCGCGGAGGCGTTGCAGATCACCGGGCTGACAGACGAGCAATTCAGCAAGGCGGTGGATGCGGAGACCATCGCGCCGCTGTATCTGGTGTGGCAAGTGAGGGACACACGCGGGGCGATCTGTTTTGAAGCGAGCGAGGACAAAGCCAAGGCGGAAGCAGAACGCATTGGAGGCCGAGCCGAGCCGGTTGGCCGGGCGTATTATAGGCGCGAGCAGTTAAAGCGGTTGAGTTAAAAAATTTACCCACCGAATTGAACGGAGAACAAACAACATGATGACGAACGAAAAAGAATCTTTGGCCGTGCTGCCTGCGGGCGATGACGGCGGGCCGCGTGACATCGAGACCGCCGAGTTGACGCGGTGGAAGAACGAGTTGGAACATCTGGCGCACCATGCGGGCTACGCCATCAACCAACGCCATGCCGAAGCCGCCAAAGTGCGCGAATGCCTGTGGGAAGGCAAAAGCCCGGATGGCCGGAAGCACGCGGATGCGTTGGACGGCGCGCCTGCGTTCCCGTTCGAGGGAGCCAGCGACGCGAGCGTGCGCTTGGCGGACATGGTGATCAACGAGAAGGTGATCATCCTGCTGGCGGCGGCGTTGCGGGCGCGTCCCACGGTGACGGGGCTGGAGCTGCATCACGCCGCGCTCGGGCACAAGTTGAGCACGTTGATGAATTGGGTGATCGCCAACAAGCTGGGCGCGGAATACGTGCGCGAACTGTTACGCCTGGCGAACTACGTGCAGGCAGACAGCCCCGCCGTGGGCGTGCTGGGCGTGTGGTGGAATCAAGAGCCTGCGTTGGAGTTGAAGACCATCACGATGCAAGAGCTGGCGGCCACGCTGGTGCAGACGTATGGCCTGCCGCCGGAACGCGTGGCGGAGTTGGAAGCCATGTTGATGAATCCTGACCGGGACAAGGAGACAGCGGAGGCGTTGATGGAGGTGGTGGATCACATCAGCGCAAAGCGGGCGCGCAAGATGGTGAAGGAATTGCGCGAGACGCAGCAGGCGGATTACCCGTGCCCGTATCTGCGCAAGGACGAGCCGCGTCTGGTGGCGTATCGGCTCATGGAAGACATCTTTGCGCCGTTGAACCTGAGCGATCCGAAACGCAGCCCGTATTATTTCATGCGCGAATGGCTGACGGAAACGGAACTGCGCGCGCGCATCGTGACGCATCGTTACGAGGAGGAGTTCGTGGAAGAAGTGTTGAAGCACGAAGGCGAGAGCGCGTTCCAACATTACGAGCGCGATGCGAGCGGCGGCTTGATGCAGACCGAACTGAGCGCGGAAGGGCGGGAAGATCGCCGTGGCAAATATGAAATCTGGACACCGATCTACTGGGCGGTTACGGAGGACAACATCCCTGGACTGTTCTACCAGACGTTCCACCCCAGCGTGAAGGTAGCGGCGCATGACCGGCGGTTGTTGGAGTATCAGCACGGGGAATATCCGTTCACGTGGTTCAGCCGTGAGTATCACACGAACCGGTTGATGGACGCGCGTGGCATCCCGGAATTGTTGGCAGGCGAACAGATGACGCAGAAGCTGCTGGTGGATTCGTTCAACGACCACGTGAGTCTGGCCACAGTGCCGCCGGTAAAAGTGCCGAGCCGCATGAGCAAGGTGCGGCTGGTCATCGGCCCGCTCAAGAAGATCGAGGAAAAGCGACCAGGCGAGATCGAGTTCATGAATCCGCCGCAATACCCGGCGGCGAACCAAGTGGCGTTCACCGAGAGCCAGAAGCGCGTGGATGAATACTTTGGCAGACTGACCGAGCGCGTGCCGGCCACATTAGCGCAGATCCACATGCAGCACGAAAGCACGCTGTTCCTCGCGAGCCTCACGGACGCGCTCACGCAGATGTTGCAATTGTGCCAGCAGTTCATCGGCGACGACGAACTGGAGTTGATCTGTGGCGACGACGGCGTGCCCATCGCCCGTAGCCGCGAAGAGATCCAAGGCAAGTTCCGCGTGGAGCTGACGTTTGATCCGCGTCATCTGGACATGGAATACGTGAAACAGTTGGCGGATGTGATCAAAAGCTTCTTTGTGCCGATGGACACGGAGAACACGATCATGCGCAACGAGCTTCTCAGCTTCCTGTTTGGGGCGGTGAATCCGATGTTGGCCAAGCGGACGTTGCGCCCAGCGCAAGGCGCGCAGCAGAACGAGATGCAGGACGAGAAGAAGAACGCAGCATTGATCCAAGGCAATTACGAGCCAGAGATGGCGGCGGAAGGGCAGAACTTCCAGTTGCGTTTGGACACCTTGCTGACCGTGGCAGAGAGCGATCCTGAGTATCTTCAAAAGTTGACGCCGATGGCGCAGGAGATTTTTGCCGCGCGCGTGAAACATCTGTTCCATCAAGTGCAGCAACAGCAGAACGCGCTGACTGGGCGCGCGGTGGGACAGCCGGTGTTCGGCAATCCGCAATTGATGCAACTGGAAAGCCGGGTGCAACGGATCGTAGGCAACGCGAGCAACGGAGGACAAGGGCGAGCATGAAGACTTTTTCCCGCACTACTTGGGCGAGCAATCGCCGCGACAAGCAAGGGATGGCCGCAACCGTAGTGGAAGGCACGGCCCGGAAGCATGTGAAACCGTAAATGCGCGAACCCAACGCCACAGCATGTTCAAAGGTGACAGCCGGAAAGACGGCACAAAAACACAATGACAACAAAAAAAGTAGAACTCTGGTGCGACCTCTGGCCGGGCTGGCAAGACAGCAACCCGTCTGGTGTGTATATCAGTTCCACTCCACCCGTGGACAAAATGCCAAACACCAAACGCATCAAGGTCACGGTGGAACTACCATGCTTTGGCGGCACGGCTGAACAAGATGGCAGCGTGATAGCCAAGAGTGAAATCTTGCAAGAAGGGCTAGTCACCAACGTCAAGCTCACGAATCCCGCCGCCGAATGAACTCAACGCCTCCATCGCCAGAAGCCGCCCGCCAACCCGCGAGCGCGGCGGGATTACGTGCAGCGCAGGGTTCGGAAATCGAACGTGAGTTGGCGCAACTCAGGGCTATCCAGCCGAAACAGATACGCAATCTGCTGGTGCGTCATGGAATCGTGGATGCCTGTGCAATCGAAGACCCCGAAGGATACGACGCGCACAAGACTTGGGACGCCGTGAATCGCTTCGCGTTGGAATTACAGCAAACCCTATTTCCGAACGAATCAAGATGAGCGACTGCGCCCCATCCAAACCGTCCGAACTCGCCCGCAGCGTCGCGGGGCGCAGTTCGTCTCCATCGCTTTGTTCGGCGT